ATAGAATTTAATTTCCCTGATATTAATAGAGCATACATTAATGCTAGTGGAACTGAAGATTATTCCAAACCTAACATCATTGCAGGAAATAAGAAAACAGCGAATTCAATTAAAAATGTTTTAGGTAAATTTATTTCAAAATGGTCAGAAATATTTGAATTATCTGATGAAATACTTATTAGCTTTATAGCTACCGAAAGCGGAGGTAAAAATGCGCCTAAAAATAAGTTTAACGCCATTGGATATACGCAATCTACGCCAATATCTGTATTTGAAAGCGTAACTAAATGGCAAAGTATGGTAGGTTCTGTACTGCCTTCAGAGGCAAAAGATATATTATCAAAAAATATTCCTAATTGGACTAAATGGGTAAAAAATGTTTATAAGGATGGCGATGCTAATTACTTAAATTTAGTAACTGCACTTTCTTCTGATGCCGAATTCAATGTAGCTATGGGCGCACTTCAAATAAGATGGTTATTAGAAGCGTATGACAAAGATGGAGGCTCACCACTTAATAAAGTAATGGTGTCTTACAATAGAGGTTATCCAAGTACTAAAAATATAGTTAAAGGAAATTTTACTTCTGCTCAAATGATGAAACTTAATTTAGGTATTGAAGCTAAATCGTATTTATTGAAAATGTTAGGTAGATATGGTTTTCTTTCTATAACTTATGGAAAAGTATAATAATATTAACTTATTATAATAAAAAAATAAATTATGAAAAATCAATACATTATCGGTGGGTTGGCATTAGTAGGCGTTATTGCTTTATTTTCTTGGTACAGTAAACCCAAAAAGAACAAAGATGGTTTTTATAGCGCAAGTGGTTGCGGTTGTGGTGCTAAATAATGGCTTATAAAATTTTACCATATTCAAAAGCAAAAGCAGATAGTTTGAGAGTTGAAATAAAACCCTCAACTAACCCGCTTAAAAAAATTGATGTTTTTAAGAATGGTAAAAAGATTGCTTCGATTGGGGCTTTGGGTATGAATGATTACCCGACCTACTTGGAGAAAGAAAAGAAAGGGTATTTCCCAAAAGGATATGCTAAAGAAAGACGTAGGTTGTACAAGCAAAGACACGAAAAAGACCGACACAAAGTCGGAACAAACGGTTGGTATGCTGATAAAATATTGTGGTAAATGGTTTTGATATACGAAGATAAAGTACCTGCTTCTTATAGAAGTGGTTTTATAAAAAAAGTTAAGGAGGTTTCAAGTAAGTTGCAAATTGACCCAAATTGGTTAATGGCAATTATGTATTTTGAAAGTGCAAGAACTTTTAGTCCATCAAAACCAAATAATATTGGTTGTTATGGTTTAATTCAATTTTGTCCCGACAAAGGTAAAAATTATAAGACAATTAATGGTAAACGATACCTAATGTCTGATATTAAAAAAATGGATTATTCTGTACAATTAGATTTAGTTTATGAATACTATAAGCGTTACGCAGGAAAACTAAAAAATTATACAGATACGTATTTTGTGACATTTTTTCCTATCGCAATCGGAAAACCTGATGATTGGGTTATTCAAGGATTAGGTTTGTCGGCAGGTGCAATATATAATGCAAACCCTGCTTTCCGTCAAGTAAAAGACGGTAAATTAAGAGTTTGGGAAGTAAAGAAAAAAATATTAGAGCAACTACCAAAAGAATGGCTTAACGAGGGTAGTGTTGGATTAGCGGTTAAAGCATATAAAAATTATATTGCAGTTGGGGTATTATCCATACTTGCAGGATTAACATTATTTTATTACACTTATGATAGGAGCAGTTCAAAGTAGTCAAGTAGGCATTAATAATGCTCAATCGGAAGAACAAAAAAAGAAAGATGCAAGTGCTAAAGTACATCAGCATTTGTCAACGACATTTGTTGTTGTAGGTATAGTTTCTTTCGTATTAGGGGCTATTGTAAATTTTTATACAATTCAGAGAATTAGAGGAGGAAAAGCATAATGAAGATATTCGGACAAGTTTTAGATATTGACGGCTTACCTATGGGTTTAGCAAACGTCACTATTGTATCAGGAGAATTTGCCGATAAAATGGGAGATGAAGCAGACTTGGACGGGAATTTTGTTTTAGAAAATAATTCGATAACACCTGATTCAGAATTTAAAATTTCATACGTTGGTTATAAGCCTCAATTTTTTAAAGCAAGTCAACTTCAGGGTAAAAAAATAAAATTATTAGAAGATAATATTACTCTTGACGAAGTTGTTGTAGATTCAGGAAAAAAACCAAAAAATAATAATGCAGTTGTAGTAGAATCAAAGAAAAATAAATTTGTTCAGCACTTACAAAAACATAGATTTATTTATGGTGGTATAGGTGCTTTGGCAGGAATTATCTTAATTGTGAGAGCGTTTAAAAATAAAAGATAAAAAATAGAAATTATGAATATAGCAAAACTATCCTTAAGTACAAGAATGGGATTAAATAATAATTTCGGATTTCCAAAAGGGGAAAACGGAACTATTGGTGCATTTGTTAAGGTAAGTAAAAACATCGACAAAGAGTTAAAAGATGCAGGTGCTTCTATACAAGGCTTTATGCAAGGTCAACCAACAGGAGAACTTTTTACAATTCGATTCCCGATTAATTCACTTGATAAAATATCAGAAATTGATGGTCTTGTATATCTTGACATTGGGGAAAAACTTACTTATGGAATTCCAAAAAAACCCGTACCTCAAGTAGATAATGATTTGTTAAAGAAACAATACCAAGACGCTATAAATCAGCAAATTAGAAAATATAAAGTTAATAAAAGAACTGATATTCTAAAAGTTAATCCAAATAAAAAAGATATATTTGGAGATGCGGGAACTGATGTTATTGGCACTCTTGAAGCAGGAGATGTCATTGAAATTGCAAAAACAGGTGGCGGAGGTCGTGGTGCAGTAATGACACCATATCTTATTTTTTCTGATGATACTTATATTATAGGCTATGATGCAGATAAAGTAGATGATTCAACCCCGTTGACTTCTAAATTAATTTTAGAAACAAGATTAAAACCAATTTCATTTTTACAAAAAAACAAAACTAATTTACTAATAGTTGGTGCATTGATTTTAGGATATATAGCATATAAAAAATTTAATAAATAAAATATTATGGAAACAGAAGTATCAGTAGCACCCGTAGCACCTGCACCCGTTGCACCTGCACCCGTAGCACCTGCACCCGTAGCACCGTCAGGCGGTGGCGATGACGTATTTGAAAGTATGGGGTCGCAAAAACCAATGGATTTTAAAAGTTTGCTTGTATTCGGGCTTTTGATTGCGTTTTCAGTATATGGAATTACATATTACAGAAAAGCAATTGCAAAACTGAACGAAGACCAAAAACCTAACGATGATTTCCTTAACTTGGTAGATGACGTTGAAGAAGTTAAGTACAACGTTAAAAAAGCGATGGGTAAAAAGTATTCAACAACTGAATAATTAGGTTATGGAAAAAAAATCAAATAACGGTTCGTTAGTTTTATTAGTAGTTCCTTTAAGTCTTGCTATTTTCTCTTATTCAAAAGGATATAGCGTAGGTAAAGGTGCTTTAGTAACCGTATTAGGTAGTTTAGCCATAGGTGTTGTTTTAGGTGCAGGTACAGTCGGTTATATGACTTATAAATTAGTGAATAAAGATTACACAAAATAACACCAAGTAAAATAACAACAAATTACTATGGAAAAAAGTAAAGGTTTAGGCGATACTGTTGCAAAAATTACTAAATTTACAGGAATTAAAGCGGTAGTTGAAGCAGTAACAGAAGATTGCGGTTGCGAGGCAAGACAAGATTGGTTAAATGGCAAAGTTCCCTATGACGGTAAAAACGTTAAAAGAGTTTTAAAATTATTTAAAAAATAAAATAAAACTTTAAAAATATATGAAAATAAACGAAATTAGAACAGAAACAATACAAGAATTTCAAAAAAGCCAAGCAATTAGAATTATTGATGTTTTTGTTATTGCTCCAATTTGTGTTTATGCAGGATTAAAAGGTAAAACATTGCCAAAATTAATACAATTAAGTTTAATTGTAATTGGAGTTTCTACTTTTTATTATAATGGAAAAAATTATTTAAAAAACAAAAACAATTTAAAATAGAAATTATGGCAAAAGCGGTAAACGGGTATTTCAAAGCAATGTTGGAAGCCAAAAAAAGTAATTCAGCATCATTTATGTACAACGGTAAAACGTATGTAGCATCAAAAACAAAAACAGGTATGACTGTTTACAAAGCAAAATAGTTATGAACACAAAAGACGTAATATTAGTAGTAGCAGGGGTAGCGGTAGGTT